GAAAGATTTGCGGCGCGCCTTGTCTTTCGCCGTCTTTGGAGACTTCCCGGCTCCACTTACACCCTGCTGCCCGAAGCGAATTGTCTTAACTTTATCGCCCTCCTTAGCCACGACGACGTGACTTTTCTTTGGGTGATTGGGCGTGCGCTTCGGCTTGTTAAAGCCGCTGACGCCAGCCCGGGCTAGTCGTGGATCTTTTTTCTTACTCATTTCAGTATATCTGGTAAAACGTCAAATGTTGCCATATTAGCCCGGAGAGGCATTCCCGGCATTCCCGGTATTCCCGGCGCAGACTGCATTCTCTGATTATACCCCATCGGCTTAACGCCGATTAAATTTAAAAACATACTCGAGGGGCCTCCCTCAAATCTGGGACCGCTTTCGCCGTAACCAAAACCTCCACCGTCAAAGGCGTCAGTCAAGTCTCTTTGCATTTGAACTTTAGCAAGTCTAAACGGACCGCCCCTGACCGGGTATCCCTCGCTCTCGGCGAGTGCAGCGTAAGCGTCAGCTCTTTCGTTTGGATCAAACCCCATGTTTCTATATGAGCCAGTTGGATCCATACGAATACTATGCTCTGTAGCATCGTAATATTCTTGGGTTCTGTCTTTCATTCCAAAACCCATAGCTAGTGCATCTAGCAAACCAATTGTCATTTTTTAGACCCCTTCTTCTTGGTTGTTTTGGCGGCTTGTTTAAATGCTTTGTTACTTGGTGCACCCTTTGCACCCTTCTTACGCATTTTCTCAGGTTTTTTGCCGGCGGCTTTCTGACGTTTGATACGTTCACGTTTAGCATGGATATTGGCATAGAGGCCGCGCTTTTTAGCCATTATTTTTTACCCTTCTTTTTGTAGCTAATTTTTTTGCCTGACTTTTTAGCTGCCTTCTTTGCAGCCTTCATTCCCTTAGTATTGTATGCGTATGTTTTACCGTTGACTTTTGGCATGATAAGCCTCCTTCATAAGTTTGCCCTATAATACATTATTTTTAAGTTAAATAAACCCCGTGCGTGGGAGGACACACGGGGGAGCTCCTAGGGCTCTACGGCAGAAGGGAACCCACCGCTAAATATATTGTGCCATTAATGCAGTTTTTTTTCAATTTGTTTAATAATAGTATACAGTAGCCGTTACCAGCAGGAGTTAATATGCCGTATAAAAGTAAAGAGCGGCGTAAGACTTACAACAGGTCTTACGGCATGAAGTGGTATCTCGAAAACAGAGAAAAAGTTTTGGAGAGTAATAAAAAGCACGTCCAGAGACACAGAGATAAATGGTGGGAATTTAAATCAAAGTTAAGATGTGAAAAGTGCGGATTTTCTCACCCGGCGGCTATCGACTTCCACCACCCAGAAGCAAAGGGCGATACAAAAGTAAGCCACTACATCTCTCATAAACAGTGGAAGCGCGCGTATGAGGAGGCTGCAAAGTGCCAAATATTGTGTGCAAACTGTCATCGAGTTTTACACTACGAAGAAAAAAAATCGTAAGTTATTGATTTCCCTAGATATTTAGTTGCATTATTAACTTGAAGTTAACAAAATAATAACTATACTTATATTATAAGTTAATTTTTAAAGGATTTTGAAATGCAAGTAAAAAGTATAACATTAGCGAGGGAAGATATTAACAATCCTTTGCATCCGTTTCTATGGCAAGAAATTTGCGCTGACTTGGGCTTCGATGGTGGTAACAGAGATGGGGAAGACAACTGGCCTAATACTATTCACCTAACAGTGACTGAAGCGGAGGAGGTGTAATGCGTTTATACAAAAGCAGCGACGGTCAATGGTTTGGAACACAGAGGGACGCCCAACGGGGCGCTCCTCGCGACTGGACCGAGGTTGACGTGCCTACATCTAAGCAGGATCTCATTAACTGGCTGTGTGCCAATAAAGTTGGTTCCGCTGGCCCACAAGTAGCCGCGCCGGAAGTAACTCCGACAGTAGAGCCGGAGGTTACTTCTGGGTTACTAACAACTGATGCATATAGCTGGGTTCGTTGGGCTTTAGATAAATTAGTATCTGGTCAAAAATCAGAAGCTGAGGAAATGCTCAAACTTGGTCTTAAAGAACAAGCGTTGGGTTTAAGAAAATCAGGAGCCATGACTTCGGACGGGTTCCTTGTAAGGGAGGTATCATAATGTCAGACAATCCATATAGCCTATCGAACCAGACAGAGTTTTTTCATAACATCATTACTGATGCATTGAATTACCTCGACGGTTACCGCTTTCAAATGACTAAGGAGCAAAAGCAAAAGGCGCACGACGTGCTAGTCGTTAAGGCTCCTAACAGGCGCAGCAATTGTAGCCGGGCTGGTTTTGATAGTATAATAATTTGCACGACTTACTGGCAAATTGAAAACGTCATCAGCGGCAAATACCGAGGCGTCAAGGCCAGATTTAAAAAGCTGGGTTACGTCAAGCCGGGGCACTACTATTGGAACGAGTATTGCCACTTTGATGCTAATCCTCAGTGCGGTGGTATGCACGTCAAAAAAGGCGACGTCGATCACGGTAACCTGATCCAAGTCTTGCACGAGCTCTCACACTTTGTGCAGCACAATCTGTATTATAGTGACCCGGAATACTGGGGTAAGTATATGCGTAAGGCGCACGGTGAAGGCTTCAGAGATATTTACTCTATGCTTCGAGAGAAGTTTTGTAATGACCCGGCAGTTCGTAAAGTCTGCATCGCCCTATGGAGGGCCGGGTTTAAAGGTAACTTAAACTGGAGCCAGCGTATGGCTGCCCAGAAAATTGCTAAGGAGGTAGCGTAATGAAAAAACAAGGCGGCATAAAAGGCCACACAAATGTGGTGGAGAGTTCTCTTGTCGCAGGATCTCAGCTCGGGCATAGTTTCTCACTGTCCGGGCGAGGCCACGGGAGAAAGAATAGAGTTTTGGATGGCTCGACAAACAGAGCTGCAAGGCGCGCAGCGGCGGCGTCTAAGCGTAAAGGAGTAAAGTAATGTATGCTCTATTTATTGACAACGGTGACGAGTGGGAGCTCGTCGCCAAAAATAAGAAGAAGAAGAATTTGCAATTTAGTTTTTATAATGACTGGAATGGATATATGCATCCAAAGTACAAAAGATATTATGATAAAAACGATGGCAGGATTATCGAAACTGACGGGTCAGATAAAGAAATAAATGAGGCAATCCAAATATTAAATAAAAAAAATATTACCGACTAGTAAATTTGCAAAATTTTTATGTTACAGTTAAATTATACAACCGGGAGAATTGTAATGGTAACAAGTAAAGCTAATAAACATTTCACGCCTATTAACGGTAATGCTGCGAGAGTAGTCTTATCGAAGGGCACTCACTTCAAGCCTAAAAAAGAATTCAAAAACGTCTACAAGGATCCGATGTATTTTAGAAAAGCGGATCACACTGCGCTGGGCGACGAGAGAAAACTCTATAAAGAAATGGTGGGTAAAAAGAATGGACGCATAACTGTTCTGGGAAAAGATTTAAATACGAAGAAAAATTGCAACGGAAGTATGTGGGTATGCAAATGCGCGTGCGGAAATTTTTTACTGCTTAGATCTAAAAAAATTAAAAAGGGTCAAATGCAGGATAGATGCAACGAGTGCCTGTACATACAGGAATTGAGAAACAGATAACGTATACGGTAAGCCGTGAGTGCCGGTGGTTTTGAGTATTTCCCACTAAACCGCGCGCAGCTAGAGCCTCGTCTCCTTTCTGGGTGATCTAGCACTAAGGGCCAGTTTGATCAACTGGTCCTTTTTTATACAACGCCCCGGATCTCTCGACGCAGAGGCTTATTCCATGACCCGGCGGAGCTCGTGCCGTAAGCCATCGTCGTCATTTCATTTGCTAACGACAAACAAACTGCGTCGGCTCTATCGGGTGAGTGGATGCCTCTCTTTTTCATGGCCTCCTTACTCTCTACTTGTATCTTGCCGGAGCTGGTAAAGTGATACCGGGGCGCTGCTAACTCAGCCCACAACCTGTCGTCGTGCGGTATTTTAACGTCCATACCCTCCAGCCAAGCCTTACATTTAAACCAGAGCTCTGCGCGCAAATTTATATATGTATCCTTCTGGACGGATCTCTCTGATACGTTCAAGCCTCGAGCCGGGAGGCCCAGCTCTCTAAGTCGATCCAATACACCGGCTCCTAAGCCGACGCTATCGACGATGATCTCGACGGGCTTTTTAGATGTGGATGCAGCGTCGTATTCAGCCTTCACGGCCCCGGTCAATTGCATCAAGTCTAAATTGTTCCACACGATCAGTGGGTGAATTACCGGGCCCTGTCGCTTACACAAAACAGAGCTATCATTTCCCTGCCGGGCGACGTCGAGGGCCCAGATAGAGACAGTATCCTCGTGGATCTTTACGTCGTTTTTCATGGCGTGATCAATTAAAGATACCGGGACAACTGTATCACTCTCGGACGGAGGAAAATTTCCGAGCACGCGCACATGGTACGCCGGGCTATCCTCGCCGTAGCGATTTTTCATGTCATTAACGAAGTCGTCGGAGACGCGATTACTGTCAACGCAGGATACGTGCATCGTGTGCCAATTTTCTTTCAGTCGATTGTGCGTATCGTAAAAAAAGCCAGTATTCCGGGTGGGGTTCCCGGTTAAAACTGTCGTCGCGTGAATGCCCGACATACTACCGCTGGCTGCTTCGAAAACGCTCTCCGGGATACCGCTACTCTCGTCGGCCAATAAAAGCGTGCTCGGTGAGTGAACTCCGGCGAGTGCCTCTGGCTGCTCCTGCCTCGACGTCCGGCACGATATAAACGTGCTCTCCGGGGAGCTCTTGAGCTCAATGCGGTCACTTTTTATTTCGAGTAAATCGTCAAATGGCGGTTTTAAGCGTTTTGCAATATTTTTCATTTCAGCGAAACAGGCGTCAAAAAGCTGTGCCGACGTGGGGGCCGTGACAACTGTCTTCGATGGCACTCTCATTAATACGTGCCAAATGGCCGCCATAGCAACGGCAGAAGATTTACCGACGCCGTGGCCCGAGCGGCAACTGACACGTCTAATTTTTGGGTCAGCGACGGATTGTAAGAGCTCACACTGCCACTCGTCGGGCTCCATGCCTATCACTTCCCGGGCGAATTTTACGGGATCGTGTTGGTATCTTTTCATTAATTTTAAAAATGGGTTGCTGGTCATTTTCTACGTCTCGATCTGTGATGGGGTGGTTGCAAAAGCCGGGGCGCGAACAAAAAGTAAGGGGGGGCTAAAAATCGATAATGCTGCACCGCAGAAAATAGTTTACGCATAATATGTATTATGTTAATTCTCGGCCTGTTTTTTCGCAGTTGCAGCGTAAAATGGCTAAAATCGGGCCGAAAGTTGACTTTTTCGCTGCTTTGCGGCATTCGCGCGCGCGCACGCG